AGGGTTTCTAAACTATAGAATGTCATAAATTAAATTGCTTGTAATTAAACCCAAGCGCAAGTTATGAAGTAATCTTTTTAAAAGATTTATACCAATTCACCAAATTAATGGGAGAGACCAGAGGAGTACCAATATAGGTGTGATAATCCAAATCATCAGCCGCAGCCAGATGAAAACTACCCTTCTCTTGTTCAGGAGCAAGAATGCCATTTGTCCCTATAGCCGCTCCATAAGAAGTCTGCTCCAAAGGGTTAGACCATTGCGCACCTGTAACAGAATAACTAACAATCTGACCCTTAGCTGGAGTAATTACGTGTAGAGCATCAAAACCAAAAGTCGGGGAGGGCAAATAATTAGTGCTCGCTCGATAAGGAACACGCACATTGGTAACACCCATAGTAGCTACGGAATATGCATCTGTATTCATGAACATACTAGTATCATTAGCTCCCTTACGAAACGATTCACCAAAAGGATTAATATTTTCAATACACTTAGAATTTTTAGAAATAACATTAATTGAACAACGGAAAAACCGATACAAGACGGCATAATACTGATAGTCAGGTGCATCATTCACATAAATATAATTAGCGCCAGAACCACTTTTGCCCCTGGTACTGGGTAACAAATATGGTCTCACAGTAACAGCGTTAGAAGGCTGGTACCGCTTAGCAAGATGGTAGAGAGACGCGGGAATGTCATTCATTGCCCATTTAACTCCATTACTAGCGGAAGGTTCACCCAATCCTGGAAGATCTTCCGCCTGCGCATGATACTCTTGAACACCCTGCGCATCATAAGACATAGCCGGTTTATAAGTATAAGTAACATCTCCTTTTCTCATAGCGCAAGGTCCAGCAACTTGTAGCCCGGGGAAAGAGGCCCACATAGTTACAAAAACTGGTTTAGCTTCCGTAGCCTCATCAGAGACTATATCTGTAATCTGCTCAATAGTAACATTGAACATATTCGCAGAATCAAAGCCATAAGCATCATCATACCACGGAGTCTGAAACATAAAGGGCAACTCAATATCACACTCATTATCGCCATTAACATCAACGACTCTAGTGGGTACAAGACCTACACGCCCGCCAACATCATTGTAAGTAATATATACAGCTACCCTAACGGAAACAAAAGAAGAAGAAAAAAATCGAATATGCATCTTAATTGACGACCTCCAAAAACGAAATCGATTCAAAATATAACCTGCAGGCATGATTGCTTTAAAAGAACCTACTGTATGTGTATGTATAGGAGAAACGCTAAAAACGCGTTTGTCGGGGTCCGTTGAAGATAACTTAAACCAACCCAAATAAGTCGGAATACCAGCCACGGTTGAAATCAATTTTTCTTCAGGTGTCTTGTCAGCCTCCAACAAATTGTACGGATTCATAGCAGTGGTGTAACAACAATCGGGTCCAAGAGCATTCGACATAGGCAAGCTTGTAAGCAACATACGCGTGGCAGGTGTCGCATCAGCCGGTCGAGACAAGCCAAAAAAACCCAAAATAGGACCTAAAGGCGCGAACAAAGTAAGAATTGATCTTGACGTATCTAATATCCAATGCGCAGTATCCATCAACCATGAACCAGTTGTCTGCCTCTCCATCTCAACTTTAGTGTCTATAGCCTGGGCATCAAAAGTATCGACAATATTTTGAGCCGGATCATTCTTGGTCCAGGAGACTGGATCCAGAGAAATAGAGGGGAGAACAGGAAGAGGCACATTCCAGGACGACTTTACAACAGTAGCCCAAGTACCATCACTAGTAGGTACGTAAACCAATTTTCTTGGGGGATTGGCTTCTGACTTATAACCCCAACCACGCACCTCGGTAAAGGCGGCGAAAATAGCAAATTCTGGAGCATCAACATTTGCGGGTCCAGTAGGTGTTATCTTATAAACGTCCAAATATCCAGGATGATATCTTGGATCAGTCATCTTAGCTGTAGGCACATACTGAAAAGGAATATTCCAAGGGATAGGAATCTTAACCGTATTCTTGGCAGTTAACGAGAGAACAGTATGAGGACACTGGGATGCGGTAAAGATTGTGTCATACATAGAGTATTGTCTCTTACCCGTAGGCATAGGTGCACAAATAATAATCTCGTCACTCTTATCAGTAGCAGTCATAAACGCCAAAGCACTTTGTCCAGCAGCATAATATGGCCTCCAAACTACAATATATGCCCCATAATGAAATTTTGTAGCCACGACCTTTAACTGTACTTCCATAGTATAACGAACAAAGGTCGTGGAAGCAATTTTCTCACGAATAAAAGAATCTTCAATCAAAAAATTCATTGGATCTATACGCAAGATGGGTCCTCCGGTCGGATCGCCATCAACAACCGCTTGCTTCCCGACAGATAACCACCGATTACACATCTTGAAAAAATCGGAAGGAATTTCGAACATATCGTCAATAGGGGTATTGAGAGTTGGTACAGTTTGTGCAATAGAAGAATCGACTTGCTCTGTAAAGTGAGTAAGTCCCTGACGAGCGTTCTCCACCACAGCTGTCCCGAGAACCGTCTCCTTCTCTTTAGGGGGAGCGATGTCATTATCTCCTTGCGCTTCATATTCAATCTCAAGTTCCTTAGCACACGCCTTGGAAAGAGCTTGAAAGATTTGATAATCCTGGTCTGTTGCATTCATAGTAATAGGTAACAAAGTATTTGGGTCAGAATTCAAAAAGATCTCCTGAGTCTTAACAAAAGATCTATGTGAAATAGTAAGGTCATACCTAACAAAGTCCTTCATCTTTTGAGTCCATTCGTCATAAACTTCTTTACCATGGTGAACTAATTCCAAAAGCACATTACTATAAATCTCGTTACACAATTCCTCTGGTGTCAGTGCTTTCGTTGACGAACTAACACGGTACCATTGAGCTGAATCAAGTATAGTATCTAGATCCAAAGGTCCCCAATACCGTACTCCATCGAAACGAAAACTACGTTTCAAGAACGTTACTTGTTCAAATGGAATATACTCCTCAACTATAGTTCCCTTAATTGGAGTAGTGTAACTAAGCCCATATCGTTTCAACCATTCTGAAAAAGTAACCTGATTGATATGCGGCTGATTATAAACAGCTACAACATGGTCATCACCAAAGGTAGCAAGTCTAAACCAATCCTTATGCCTTTCAGTATCATCCACATGCTCAGCAAGAAAGATATACCAATATAAGGCATTAACCATTGAGTTAAATGAAGCTGTCAAGTAACACCCTGAGGGCATTCCTCCAAAAGTTTGGAAAACTACACCATCAACCAAACGGTAACTACAAAAAACTTTCTTTAATAACTTCAAGCGAAGGTGAGAATATTCATCATCATAAAACTCATTAGCCATACGACCTATACCTTCCATAAGTTCGTAATGCATACACTTGTCAAAAGCGGAATAATCACCCGCTATATACTGACCACCATTATCCAAGAAAGTATATAGCTTAGACCAATCATCTGGCTTCTGGCTAATTCCTATCTTCGCCGGACAAACATCATGTTTCTCCATAAGGTACATCACAAAATGACCAAACAACCGTTTCAAAACTATATTAACGTGTAATGGTAACATAGTAAAAACCCGAGTCTTTAAAGCGTTAACCTTCTCTAAGGGAAGTCTTTCATCTTTCAGCATTTCAACAAACAGGAAATTCTGATCACACCCTTCTAGAGTCATCAACTTATCACATTCAAGGCGTAAATCAGGGTGAATAAATTTCGTAGACAAGTCGACCAACTGCTTACGAGATTGAAACTTCTCCATCCATGGCCAACCAATACCAGCTTTACCATTGATAGAATCGTTTCTCAAGTCAGTCTCATCTCCAAAGATAGCCTGCTCAAGAGTTAAAACCATCCTTTTATTCCGTGGCAGCTTAGCAGGCAGATACCAATCAGCCAAAAGATTCAAACCCTTGTTTACCTGAGAAGCCGAAAACTGCTTCTTATTAATAAAATTCTTCTCAAAGTTCAAAACCAAGGGACTAACTTTCATAAACTTACCCAACTCATCCTGAATCACAACTGGTTTAAGTATTGCAGGAGCTGTTCTTTGAGGAATCAAGCCCATAAAAGGAGACGGATGTATCTTAGTCTTCCGAGGTTGAAACACATACGTATCAGTCCTGCCCTTAACATCGACTGTATTAACCCCCTCAGGAGGGTCAAATTCTGTTCCAGCAGCCTCATACTCAACAGGTTCCATATTCTTATCTTGAAAATACTTCTTTAAATAGAGAATCAAATCTTTATTAATAAGAGCAGCAGAACATTTTTGCTGTTGAGTACCACCAACATGGAGCCCTACAATATAGGCACCCTCAACTGAATCTAAAATCCAAGGAGCACCGCAATCACCGTTTTCTGTAGCTCCAAAGGCACACAACCCCTTACTAAAACAAAATCGCTTGCCATTCTTCATACGAATGGCGACTGTACTATCCAGCATCTTAACACTCTCAAGGGCTATGCCCCAAAAATCAAATCCAGTCATCCCTGTTCTCGAAGTTATCAACAAACCCTGTGTTGAAGCTTGAACCTCTGCTTTCCACACACGTCGATAAACGTCAGAAAATGGTGGATAATTAACAAGATAAGCAGACAAATCGACAATAATTAAATGGTGAGCGCTAAGAACTAAATAAGAAAGGTCACTTAAACGTGCAGTAAAAGAAACATTGTTAAACACAGTAAAACGCAAGGAATCATCAGGATTTTGAACCACATGCTCAGGAAGAGCAACAATATGTTCAAACAAACCAAAACAATGGGTCGCCATGCTAACGCCACAAACGCGACCCAAATTGCGCGTACAAACTCCTCGCACCTGTTGCATATTGGAACTCAAAGTACCCTCTGCCAAGAAAGATTTTAAATCTTTACCTTCAGTTCTAAATCTCTTCTGTTGCTTCTTCGCCACTGTCATATCCTTCACCCCTCCCGATAAATTCCCAAATCCACCTTCAGTACGAAACAGTTTTTGTTTCTTATTCCTCGCGACCACCTCCCTAACACCAGCTGACAAGTTGGCAATCCCGCCTTCTGATGAAACAAAATCATGCGCACCAACAGCACATGATTGATGGGGAGCATATGGCAATGCACCTGAAGGGCAGTAATACATCTTAGAAAACGAAGCACAGGCAATAGCTCCCAGAGCAAAAACCTCAAGCCAGTCTACTGCAAAATTCATAACCTTCCCTATCGAAAGAGCAAACATACTCTGTAATTCGATTTTAGCAACAGCTAGATCGGCAGCCAATTGAGAACCCCATCCAACTTTCGCGCAGACAGCATTTATATAAGCACTCAACTTACAAGAATAAGTCGGGTGTAAATAAGCTATCAAGGCTTCGATCTTCTCCTTAAACGTCTTTTTAATCTCCAGAGCTTGAGCAAGATAATCTTCTTCATGTACGGTAGTCTTTAAAAGGCTAAGACGCAGATTTACGTTTTCATCTTTAGATAGATCCATTACGCCCTCAGATCTTATTCTGTTCTGAATAACTGATCTAGCGCAATGCTGAACAAATTGATACCAATCCATACGAACAACACCTTCGTTTTGCCTAACATCAAAATGCATCAAATCGCGATCAAAACGAGGAGCGTCAACCATATCTCGCGTTACTTCAGCATAAACGTTTATTCTACGATAAACAGCATCGTAAGATGTCACAAGACTCTCTATAGCGTATTGCTGGTTCGCTAAATCAAAATTTGAGGTCAACATCATATGTTCAGAACAAAAAAACGTACTGCCTTTACCAGAACACTCAGCAATCTTTAAAGAATATGGTGTCTCATCAGCCATATGTATCAAAGAATAGAGCTCCTGATTCCTGGCTTCTTCGTTTTTCATCTGAAACAAATCCTGGATATCAACTACCCGATTGTACTGATACGAATCATAAAACTCGTCCATGGGGTTCAAGGTATGCCTATCAACGCCAGGAAGGTATTCCTCCTCCCCCAAAACTTGGAAGAGATCCGAATATAAATGATCAACTAAAACGGATTTACCTACCTTAGGTGGTCCATAGAGATAAATAACATGAGGCTTGAACTTTCGCTGGGAGCCAACATAGGCTCCAGTATTCTGACTGAGAATCTTATCCAACTTCTTCATCCTTTCATTTAACAGTTTTAAATAAAAACTATTCTGACCTACAGATTCAAGTTTTTTCTTCAATGCAACCCCTTGCTTCTTAAGTTGGTAAAGCCTACGACGATACTCCTGAAACTTAGTAATTTGTACTCTCAAAGTAGTCGATAAGTTTCCTTCCATTATAACTTCCTCAATAGCGTCTACCGCTTCCATCCATTGCTGCAAGTCATTAGGTGTCTCAATCAAATAGGTGTGAAAGCGTTCTACCAACCACACATACACGTATCTTGCAAAAACCCAAAAATCCTTTAATGTATGGCGGGCTAAGGATCCTGCGCGCAAATCATTAATGACCCTAACACATTCC